GGCAAAGGCTACACACCTAAAATCTGGCACGAACATTTAAAAGGATTGTTTTTACCGGATGTACCAAGCGAAGAACTGACCTTGCCAGATTATGTGAAATGGGAAGAAATGCCAGACGGCACGCTCAAGATGGTGGGTAGCACAACAAAGCTAACCACGAAGGGCATGAGTATCTATTTTGAACGGCTATTTGCTTATGCGGTGACTGAGTTGGACGTGAGATTTACGAGTAACTTATGAGTAAATTACGAGAAAGCGCACGCGGTCAAGACTGCTTAGTTAGATTGCCTGGTGTTTGTAACTTCAATCCGGAAACAGTGGTATTGGCTCACTTAGGTGGTGGTGGTATGGCCTATAAAACAGCAGATTATGAGGGCAGTTTTTGCTGTAGCTCATGTCATGACGCTTTAGATGGTCGAGTGACTACAGATAACACACATGACGAATTAGAGTTAATGCACAGGCAAGGCGCGACAAGAACGCGTGATTACTGGGTTAAAGAGGGGTTAATCAAGATAGCATGATTGAGTCAAAAGAATGTACTAAGTGTAAGCAAGAAAAGAGCCTCACTGAGTTTCATGCGTCTAAAACTCACACAGGGAACGTACTTAGCCAATGCAAAGTCTGCCAAAACTCATATGCAGCAACATGGCGAGAGCAAAACCCACGTAAGGTACAAGCAAATAACCAATATCACAGCGACTTAAGAACTGTATTGCGACATGCGAAGAAGGTAGCAGCATGAAATTACACCTACCTTGGCCACCACAAGAACTATCACCCAACGCTCGCGTTCACTGGGGAAAGAAAAGTAAGGCGGCTAAAGCCTACCGCTTGCAATGTAAATTGATGACAAAAGCGGCAAAGCTAATCATTCCAGAGATCGAGGGGAAATTGTATTTATGGTTGACATTTTACCCACCGGATAAAAGACGAAGGGATGACGACAACATGATTGCCAGTTTCAAAAGTGGGCGTGATGGCATAGCTGACGCACTTGGCATAGATGATAGCCGATTTATTACCCGTCCTTGGGTGCATACAGAAATTGGTAATTTTATTAAAGTATCAATAACAGGTGGGCCTGATGATTGATTGGTTTTATCTACCGTTTTACGCAACTGTTCTACTCGCGCTATATGTGATTTATACACACTACTGGGGATGTTAATAATGCTACCGGCTAAAAAAGAGAAAGAAACGATTGCTTGGTCCACTGACTCAGAAATTGAGTACATCAATCAGATAGGCACATTTAGACCTGACAACAAAGATCGCATTACATTTCTTAGGGGTTACATTGCCGCGATACCAAATAGGGTTAAGTGGGCGGGTATGGATAAGATGAGGATAGTTAAACATGCTGGGACATTGCTGCAAGAAAACTTAGAAAGGGAGTTGTGTTGATATTTTGGGGATTTAGAGGAATAGCGGAGTGGACCATCTTTCCTTGGGTAACTTCAGACGAAGATGGTTGGATATTTACCTGGCTGTTTCTGTTTGCCGGTTATTTTGAGGTAGATATAGATGGATGAAGTTGAGTTCGATGAAGAATATCTTATCGCCAAAGCAAAGCTATTACACAAGAAGGTGACTCTACAGCAAGAGGATGACTATATGGCAAGGGTGCGAGTATTAGTTATTGATCAGAAGAAAAGCAACAGTGAGGCTCGGAGAATGGCATTCGAGGAGATTATATGACGATTGAAGCAACGCTAGAAGAAAGAGGTAGCCGTTATGGTGCATTTACTGAACATGCCAGGATAACCCAAAACATCAAACGCGCAATGGCCGATAGTCCTAACTGGGATACTTTAAAAGACGATCAACGAGAGTGTTTAGAAATGGTGGCGCATAAGGTGGGCAGAATATTAAACGGGGATCCTGATTACCATGATTCATGGCACGACGTTAATGGGTATGTGAAGTTGGTGGCTGATCTATTAATTCCAGAGAAGTTATTGTTGTGACTTGTTGGCCAATGATGACGTTTAGTCCTATCAACCTATTCAATGCGCCAGTGCGGGTAGCACATTGTAAACACACCCACTGGGCCACTTATGTGAGCTGGAAAAAACGCACCTGTGTAGATTGTGGTTTAGAAAGACCGCTATACGACATTGAAATTCAACATCAGAGGTAAGGGAAATGGATCTACAACTAGCAGCAGGTTTAATCGCACTGTGCATCGGTGTTATCGGTGTAACGGGTATGATCGTTAAGATAATTGCCAAGAAGTTTCAAGACCTGTTTGATAAAGATGAAGATGGGTATTTTTAATGGCGTTGAAAACCAGCAACAAGAATCGGAAGAAGAACGTGAAGTTCAAGAGTGATGAGAGTTCGTATCAAAACCGAATCGGTTAAGTTATAACCGAATTCGGCCAACTTACTTAATGTAATTTTCTATCTATTTTTTAAAATATTAATTAGATATATTTTTTGCCTGACAAAGAAAAGCCCCGGTTAAGGGGCTGTTGGTTATTACTTAATTTCATTAATCATATCTTTAAGAGTTTTTTCGTAAAGTGCATCAACTTCACTCATAAACTCTTTTAGATATAATGAGAGTCGTCGCATCTCATTAATGTAGTCTTCTGGGCTATCATCAAAATATTCAAAATATTCATCACGAATATTCAAGCTAACAGATGGTATTCTCCCTTGCTTCACACCAAACTTACTTAACTCATCCAACTCCCAATGTAGCTCAACATCGAGGGGTGATGACTTTGATGATGGAATAAAAACCGGTAAACTCAAGTAAGCCATGCTTGAATTATGATTGTTGCTAGTAATACCAAAGCTATCCGCTATATATTCAGCAACCAGTTCTTCTGCATTAATATCTACTTCAACTTTCATTTGGTTTGCCCCTAAACTTTGCAACTCTTGCTTTGCTCAAGCATTTGTTGCAAATTGTTTTCTTAATAAGGCCGGTGAACTCAACCCCGCAGACTAAGCATTTCTTAGTTTCAGTTTTGCGGAGAGAGGCAAGGGCAGCGCCAGGGTTACTTGATTCCATATTCCAGCTCGATTTTATCAAATAATTCTTTGTCAACTGGATTTCCGTAGGTGTCAAAGCAAGCATAGATAACGCCATCTTCTTTGTTTAGCGCATTAAGCGCATCATAAAAGTATTTTGTTTTCAAATATTCACCGCCTTCTTGGGCCATTTCATAATCTTCAACGCGATATACGCCATTATTTACGCTTGCTGCTAATGTAATTGCCATCTTATTCCCCTGATTTATCTAAAGAATCATCTATTAATTTATCTAAAAGATTCTTAATTTCTAGTTTTGAATTCAATTCCCAGTTTATTAGATTCTTAAAATCTACTTTAGTTGTAAATTTTTCTACAGATACAACTTGGTCATCAAAAAAAATAATTTTTTCGGCTGAGTTATTATCATTTATAAACATCTTCACAGAGCATCCAGCATCATCATCAAATACACCAATTAGGTATTGAAAATCTTCTCTGTCTTGCAGTTTCGCTAAATATCTAAGTGCAGTTGCCATTATCGTATCTCCTCAAGGGTTTCAACAAGGGTTACCATTTTTTTCCAACGGGACTATGGCCGTCAATATTCAAATAACCGTCAGCAAAAACAACAAAAATATTCAGCTCAGGATTTGCCTTGGACTCTTCTAAAGCCGTTTTTTCTGCCTCTTTGATGCTCAGGTTATTTATTTCCCACTCAATGTTGGCGTTATTGTCAAAAGCTTGCACTGTGTATTTAATCATTTGTTGTATCTCCAAAAGGGTTTCAGTTGTTGAAACCGTGAAGCTATTAAATCACATGTAATGCACAACGTAAAGCATTATTTAATAAATAAGGTAAATAAATTTAGTAGAAAGTGCTTATATTGCATAAATAATAGATATAGTATAATAGAGCTATGATTTTATTAGATATAGTGTTATGACTCCTAAACAAGAAGCCTTTGCTATTGCTGTCTCGAGCGGAATGACACAAGCCGATGCGTATCGTGAGGCGTTTAATGTCAAGGCTACAACTAAGCCTGAGACAGTGCAAAACAATGCGTCCAGGTTAATGAAAGACACCGAGGTTTCAGCTAGGGTGGAAGAACTCAAGAAACCTATCATTGCAGCAGCGGGTTTAACGCTTGAATCACACTTAGCTCGACTGGCTCACTTAAGCAAGAAAGCCGAGGAAGCAGAGAATTATGGTCCTGCTGTCACTGCTGAGACTAATCGCGGTAAAGCAGCTGGTCTTTATACTGAGAAAGTAGCGGTAACTGGTGCAGTATCTATTATTGCTTCAGCTCTGGACGCTAGACTTTGACCTTTAAACTCACAGCAAAGCAACTGGAAGCTCAGGAAGTATTAGCTGGTGATGCGACTCATATTTGCTTATTCGGTGGCTCACGATCAGGTAAGACGTTCTTACTGACTCGCAATGTCGTATTCCGAGCCTTAAAAGCGGCTAACTCAAGACACGCTATCTTTAGATTCAGATTCAATGCGATCAAAGCCTCAGTAATCATGGATACGTTTCCAAAAGTCATGCAGATTGCTTACCCTGGTGTTGCTTATACACTCAACAAGACTGACTTTTACGCTCAGTTCGATAACGGTAGTCAAATTTGGTTTGGTGGCTTAGATGATAAGGAGCGTACTGAAAAGATCTTGGGCATGGAGTTCGTTACCATCTATTACAACGAAGCCAGCCAGATCCCTTTGTCGTCTATTGACATCTCCATTACCCGACTAGCACAAAAAGCAACGCAAGTTATCGGTACGACGAGTTCAGAATTAAAGCCACGCTGTTACTACGATCTTAATCCACCAAGCAAAGCACACTGGAGCTATAAACGCTTCATCGAGAAACTT